ACCGCTATCGGGCTGGGGTAAAGTTTCTAGTAACAGCAGATGGTATTGGGATGGTCGAGCTGCCAGAGGCGGTATAGGTTATAAAACCACACCTAGCCGACCTAACCGCAAAGGCTTTACATCGTTAGCCCGTATTCACAATGCATCGATGTCTGGCGCAATATATGAAACTGCTGGGCGTAAGAATCCAGGCGGTAATTTCAGTCCACGTTGACCAGGTACTTTAACTGGCAAAGGCAAAATGGCTGGCCGTGCCATATTCAGAGCATGGTCAGAGGATAACGGCAAGACTAACGCAGCTGTTATTAAAGCCATTGAGTCAGCCAGAGATAAGTTTAACGCGGCTGTGGGGCGTAACTAATGGCTATGGATCCATCAGTAAGAATTGATCTCGCTGCCGAATTTACTGGTAAAAAAGCGTTTGATACAGCTGGCAAGGCGACAAGTTCATTAGAAAAAGGTGCAAACAAATTAGCTAAAGCCTTTTTAGGCGCGTTTGCAGCTCGTAAACTTATTCAGTTTGGTAAAGCCGCTGCGATGGCTGCAGCACAAGACTCTAAAGCAACTGCGATATTAGCTCAGAATTTATCAAACGTAGGTTTGGCTTATGCTCAAGTACCGGTAGAAGCATTTATCAAACAGATGCAGCAACAAACAGGCATTGTAGATGATGAACTACGCCCGGCATTTAGTAAATTGGCTCAGGCAACAATGTCAGTTACTAAGAGCCAAGAACTTATGGGCTTAGCCTTTGATGTATCTAGCGGTAGCGGCGTTGATTTTAATACTGTTGTAAACACTTTGAGCCAGGCATACCTAGGCAACACTAAAGGCTTGAAAAAACTTAATCTACAAATGACCGCTGCAGAGTTAAAAACTGCTACGTTTGCCGAAATTCAAGCCGCATTAACTGAACAGTTTAAAGGTTCTGGTAAGGCTGCCCTAGAAACTTATGGTGGCCAATTAGATGTACTTAATACTGCTGCAGGTGAAGCTAGTGAAACTATCGGATATGCCCTATTAGATGCGCTTAAATCTTTAACGGGTGAAACAGATATAGATAAGTTAGCTAAAGATATTGATACGGCTGCTGGTGCAGCTGCACTATTTATTAAATTTACAGCCAAAGGCATTAAACCTAGTACGGGTCTATGGGGCTACTGGCAAGGTTTTGTCGAATCAATTCCAGGTTATGAACAGATCGTCAAAGATTTTGCTAAAGAATTAGATGTAGCACTATTCCCTACGGGGCCATTGGGCAATTTCCAGATGAGTACCGGCGTTGTATTAGATCAGTCTGCTACACAATTATCTAAGATCGAACAAGAACGTGCCAAACTTGAACGTGAAAGACTGGCTAAAGAAAAAGCATTATTAAAACTAAAAGCATTGGCAGCTAAAAAAGCCTTAATGGATGAAAAGGCTAGAGCATCACTTGCTAAGGCATCATCTACTTTTGACCTTACTAAGATCCAGATAGCAGCTGCGCTTAAATCTACTTACGATAAGGATGAACGCCTGCGCCTATTGGCTATGCAGGAGATCGAGAACGATAACGGCGAAACTGCCCTTAAATATATTGAGCAATTAGCACTGCTAACTGCAGAACAGCAAACTAACAAATTATCCGGTATTAAGACCATAAGCGAAACTGAACTCAACTACATTAACCAGCTGCTACTTGATGAACTGCAGCGCATTAAAACTACAAAGATGTCCGAGGATGAGGCTGCCCTAGCGCGCCAGGCTGCCTACGCTAAATACAATGCAGCCATCCAGCAATCAGGCGGCTTAGCTGAAGCCAATTTTTATACCGAGAAAACACAGGTAGAACTGCTATCTATTGCTAAACTTGCATCGTTAGACAAGGTAGCAGCGGCTCAGGCCACAATGGATATTCTTAATTACACTACACAAATAGATATTATTGCCCGTGTTGCAGCTGCTCAGAAAATAGCAGACGATGCTAAGTACAAGGCTCAACAAGATTACCTAGCGTTACTTGCTACTCAGGTAGTAATACCTGCCCCAATAATTACACCGCCTAGCGGCGGCGGTGGGTCACAAGGCCCTAGATTCGGCATAGGTGGGCAACCTGTCTGGGATGATGGCATGGGCGGCCCTGGATACGGCACAGGGCAAGGCATGGGTACTGGATCTGTAGATAATTCCGTAACAGTAGTGGTTGAAGGATCAGTACTCGATGGTGAGGATTTTTCAGACATAATTAATCGTGCCATGCTAGACAATATACGGCGCGGTTTGAGTCAATTCCCTGCGGGAACGTTGCCAGGCTAATGACAGTCCCAACGATTAACGCAGTTATTAACTTTGGTACAGGTGCAGCCTTTGCTCAGGCTTTCATAATTGGCGAAGGCATACTAGGTACTAACGTATTAGCAGATTCAGCTGCGTTAATTGTGGATGTAAGTGATGTAGTAGATAGCGTTTCAACTAGGCGCGGCCGATCAGCTACAGCCGATGAATTCCAGACAGGATCGCTAACCCTTCGCATCGTAGATCAGAACGGCGATTTCAACCCACAGAACCCAGCAAGCCCCTACTACGGCTATCTAACGCCTATGCGTAAGGTGGCAATATCGGCTACATCCGCTGGCGTTACCTATCCAATGTTCTCAGGGTTTATTACTAGCTATACAACCACTACACCTAAAAATGCTAATGATGTTGTGTACACAGTTATAACGGCGGTTGATGCCACACGCTTGGCTCAAAATGCCCAGATCAGTACAGTCACAGGTGCGACTGCAGGCGATCTAAGCGGTACAAGAATTAACCAGATCCTTAACACTATTGCCTGGCCAGCATCCATGCGTGATATTGATGCAGGCTTAACTACTTTGCAAGCAGATCCCGGTACTGCCCGTACAGCCTTGGCAGCTTTACAGACAGCCACAAATAGCGAATATGGTGCAATATATGTAGATGCATCGGGATCGTGGACGTTTCAAGACCGCTTAGTAACTACTGCAAGTATCGGCGGTACGCCTACAGTCTTTAACGATAATGGCACAGATATTGGTTATGCCAATGCAGTCTGGCGATTAGATGACACCCTGGTATTCAACCAGGCTAATATCACTAGGACAAGCGGCAGCGTTCAAAGCGCAACTAACGCAGCTAGTGTCGAGAAGTATTTCGCCCACACTTACAACCAGCAAGATTTACTAATGCAAACGGACGCCGTTGCACTCGATTATGCACGCGCTTATGTAGCAAGCCGTGCCGAAACCAGCGTTCGGTGCGATGCCATCGAGCTAGACCTATACACAGATAACTATGCCAATGGCATATTAGCTGCCCTTGATCTTGATTTCTTTGACCCGGTAACTATCACAACTAACCAGCCAGGTAGTTCAACCCTTACTAAGACCCTGCAAGTTTTCGGCGTGGCACATAACGTTACCCCGAATAAATGGCGCACTACCTTTACTACACTTGAACCCGTGATAGACGGGTTTATTATTGGTAATGCTAACTATGGAGTTTTGGGACAAAATGTACTTTCATACTAGAGGAGATAAATAATGGCAACAGGATTCCCAGCAGTAACGGGTGATGTACTTACTAGCGGCATGTTTAACGGCCTAGTGGCATTTACTCTTAATGCTCAAACAGGCACTACTTATACAGCGGTATCAACCGATCAGTACCAAGTGCTAGTAACCATGTCTAACGCATCGGCTAACGCGTTTAAGATCCCTACTAATGCATCGGTGGCATTTGCTGTTGGTACAGTAATTACAGTTATGAATATTGGTGCAGGCGTCTGCACTATCTCAGCTGTAACACCTGGTACAACTACAGTATTAAGTGCTGGCACAGTAGCTGCATCTCCAACACTTAGCCAATACAAATCTGCCGTATGCATCAAAACTGGCACAGATGCTTGGTACGTTGTAGGTGCGATCGCATAATGCTAAACACGATTACCAGTATTCATGCAAGCGGTGCGCCTAGTATTACAGGTGGCACGTTATACACATCCGGCGGCTATAACTATCGGGTTTTCTTAGCTAATGGCACACTAGGCGTTAGCGGCGGTACTTTATCCTGCGATGTTTTAACTATTGCGGGCGGCGGTGGTGGCCAAGTCGGTGGCGGCGGTGCAGGCGGTTTGCTAAGTTCTGTTGGTCAAAGTTTCAGTTCTAATCAGAATATTGTAGTAGGCGGCGGTGGATCATCGGCTAACGGCAATAATTCATCTTGCGGGGCATTGGTTGCAACAGGTGGCGGTACAGGTTCAACTAACTTCGGAACTGCTGGCCAGGTTGGTGGATCAGGCGGCGGCGGCGGTGATGCAGGTGGCGGTAACGGCACGGCTGGCCAAGGTACAAAGGGCGGCAACGGATCAGGTGCAAGCAATAACACAGGTGGCGGCGGCGGTGCTGGCGTGGCTGGCAGTAATGCCCCTGCGGGTGGAGTAGGCGGCGCGGGCGGTAATGGTTCAAATGCATTTTCATCGTGGGCATCGGCTACATCTACTGGATCTGGCGGCTATTACGCAGGTGGCGGTGGCGGTCGAGGATCAGTTACTAACGGCGCAAATGGTTTAGCAGGTGGCAGTACAGCAAACTTAGGTGGTGGCGGTTTAGGTACTACATCGGCCGGCGGTTCTGGAATAGTAATTGTGAGGTATGCAGTATGAGTCATTGGGCAGAATTAGATGAAAACAATATTGTTTTGCGCGTAACAGTAGGCGATAACAATGAGCCAGATGAAGGCTATCAATGGCTACTAGATAACCTTGGCGGTACATGGGTACAGACCAGCTATAACAAACGCATTAGAAAAAACTTTGCTGGCATTGGCTTTACTTATGATGCAGTACGCGATGCTTTCATACCGCCTAAATGCCATGATATTGCGCAGCTAGATGAAAGTACATGCCTATGGAAGTGTGAAGATGTCAGCCATAAGTTATAACGGCTGGCCAGCATCTAAAGAGGTTGAGTCGATCCGTATCAAGTCTTACCCGATCAAGGGCAGCAAGGTAAAGCTGCGTTGTGCCTATTTTGCTGCGCCTTTACTGGTTGCTTTTGCTGAGGCCTTCAATGAACTGATCGAACCGATCGATGGCGGTGCGCTAGATGATTGGGGCTACTGCTACCGCGATGTAAGAGGCGTACCGGGCAAGTTAAGCAATCACAGTAGCGGCACAGCCATTGACCTTAACGCGACTAAGCATCCATTAGGAAAGGCTGGCACGTTTCCAGCTGAGAAAATTCCAATGATCCAGGCACTTACCAAAAAATACGGCCTTAACTGGGGTGGTAATTGGACTCGAAAAGATGAAATGCATTGGGAATTAGCACTAGACCCAATTAAGACAGCCAAACACATAGAGAAGTTAGGATTAAGTTATGCCGAGTAGCGCACAAATATCAGTAGGAACTACAGCCACACTTTTAGTAGCTGCAAATATTATGGATCAGACAGTATGGCTACATAATCTAGGCGGCGGTGCTGTCTATTTAGGCGATGCTAACGTAACTACATCTAATGGTTACAAACTAGATAACGGCGATAAAATGCAAGTGCCTGTAGGAGATCATGAAGGCTTATATGGAATTGCTGCATCGGGTACGCATACGATTGCAGTATTGAAACAAGTCAATTAAGGGCATTTAGGAGTAAGACCATGAAGGAACAAGCTAAGGCCGCTGGCCTTTCATACCTACGCGCCGCTTTTAGCTGCGCTGCTGCGCTTTACATGTCCGGCATTACCGACTGGAAAACACTAGGTAATGCATTTATTGCTGGACTACTTGGCCCATTATTGCGCGCCATGAATCCAAGCGACAGCACTTTCGGCGTTAAGTAATGACTGCCGCCCAGTCGCTTTTAGCGATAGCCATAGGCTTATGCACCCTTATTGGGTTTGCGGCTGGGCTGGTACGCCATTTAGTTAAGTATTACCTAAGCGAATTACGCATAGACAATAACGGCGGCCATAACCTAAGGGGTCGAGTAGATCGCATAGAGGCCAAGGTTGATAGCATTTACGAGATGTTACTAACCCGTTAGGGCGTGTCGGTTATTGCCAACTGTCATACCCAGGCTTTACCCTTTATTTACACGTTAGGCAGGGCTACCTAATTCGGTGTAGCACGGCTTAACCCAAACAAGGGCGAAGT